CAATTATCCAAGATGATGATTCCAATTTAACTAAATCAAAGTTCTTCTTAAACTCCTTCTCTCTTTCTTTCTTTTCCTTTTCCATTGTTACATCAAGAGATTCAATAGTTCTCTCACCATAATGAGTTTCTCTCATACCCAAGTATTCTAAAACTGCCTCATCAACCATAAAATAGAGTGCATCCCAGGTTAAAGTATCTCTTAACCCAGTTGCAATACGGTCAATGTCAGCTCCATCTAAGTATTCACCTTTACATACTTGTTCTGAATAATCCTCGTATTGGGAAATAAGTTTTGCTCTGATCTCCACCAACTCATTAAGGTTGATAGAGATCTTTACATCATCATAAATTGCCATAATTACACCACAAGAGAAACAAATTCGCCAAGAACTTTTTTATTTAGTTTCTTGACCTTAAGAGATTTCACAAATGCTTTTTTGATTTGTGCTTTAGTTGCAGACTCATCCACATCAAATTCAGCATCTTCAGAAAGAGAATCTGCACTCATACCAAAGTATGCATCATATCCACTGTTCTTAATAGAGAATGCTTTATATTTTCTCCAATCTTTTATTATTCTATCATACTCTTTATCATTTGTCCTATGGTATCTTTCAATAAAGTATCTTCCATCCCTCTTTTCAAGAACACGAATACCAATAAAGTTTGTATCAACAAATCTATCCTTAAGATTTCTAATAAGAACATCAGTATACTCCCAGTAACTATATCCAAACTTATATGTTTTACCAAGTTTACGATCTCTTAAAGAACAAGTATGACCATTAACACCTCTATATCCCATACGTGGTTCATCTTCCCAGGAACGTTCAACCATTACATGATAAGGAATAGAGTTTGCCTCACCATCAGTCAATACAATACATTGAACCTTTTCAACACCATTCTCATTTTGGAATTGTGGAAGAATCTTATGAAGACAAATTAATGCTTCATTTAATGGAGTACCTGAAAGAGATAATCTATCAGGGTATTGATAAAATCCACGACCATAAAAAGAAGCAACAGTTCTCCAGATATTTTTTAATTGATGATCTAAATCTCTAGAATTGACTTTACTAGTAAAGAGATTCATCATATTAAAATTCTCTTCAATCTTGAATGCATACTCAGTTTCTTCATAGTATTTTTTATATTTGTAATACTCTCCTCTTGACCACTCATTAGTAAATGCATAAACCTCAAAAGGAATCTGAACTTTCTTACAGAACCAAATTAGATTATAAAGTTGCTTAATAGTATCCTTCATAACTCTTGCCATAGATCCTGACCAATCTAATACAAAAACCAATCCATGATTCTTACCATCAGGAAGAACTGTTACTCTCTTAAAGATATCCTCACTAAACTTATAGTTATGAAGATTCTTAGTATCAAGAACACCTGTTCTAGATGTAGCAGCACGAGCATATGCAGATGCAGACTTCTTACACTCAAATTCCTTTACAAGATATGAAACTTCCTTCTTTGCATCATTCTTAAACTCTTCATACTCTAAATCTACTTCATCAAATAAATTACGAGGTCTCCAATTATACTCAAGTTCACTAGACTCTCTTTCTTTTTGCTGAACTCTCCAGGCGCTATCAATATGCTCATGAATTTCTGCATTATCAGCAATAATATTTTCAATGTTTACATCAGTAACTTCCAAATAAACATTTTCAGCTGCTCCTTTAGTAACAAGATCTTTTAACTTATCCTGTAAAGAATTAGCAGTTCTTACTTGAGGTTCTAAAGCATCACCACTATCATCATTGCCAGGAGTATTATTATCACTGCTACTCCCACCTTCCACAGGAGCATCACTATCATTGCCAGAAAGGGAAGAATCAATATCATCAGTGCTATCAACATCAGAATCCCCAGAATCTGAAGTATCAACTGAAGAGTTTCCGTTGACCATATCTTGTTCCATACCCGACTCAGCACCTGCTTGAAACTGTTCGGATTTCTGTTGTGTCTCTTGCTGGCAGAAACGATATAACGCTTCTGACGCTGAGATGGTGTCAGTAAAGGTCTCGGCATTTTGTATTAAATCGATAATCTCCTTTTCAGCATCTGAAAAAGATACATCAAGGAACGAACCAATCTTAAAATATAGATTAGCCCTATCAGCAAGATTAAAATTAGAAATATCTTCACCATCTAACTCAAAGAAATCTTGCTCTTGTAATTCAAATCTTTTAAGAAAGGAAGATTTGGCAATCCCAAGATATTTCCTCTTCATCAATTTTTCAATACGTGCATCCTCAACCACATTCACAATATTATGAGGAATTCCTTTTGGAGGATCCTGGTCAGGTGTGAATAATGCATGTCCTACCTCATGCCCAACCAACATATCATATACATCTTCACTTGCTTTATCCCACATAGGAAGAAGCAATTCTCTAGTATGCACATTAAACTGTGCTGTCTCAACATCCTTGTGCTCTACTATAATGTCTTCAGTAGCAAGCAACTTTGCTAGTTGTGACTTGATTTCTTGCTGTACTGCCATCTGTGTTTCGGTTCGATATACCCATATTACACGAAAACCGCCCCTTAGAGGCGGTCTGTAGACACTTTAACAAGTGTCTTCTTCTTGCTCTGGCACTTCGCAGTGCTTGTGGTTTAAGGTGGCGTTTCTTTTCCTTTTTGGAATGATGCTGCCAGTTTGGGGTAGTCATGCCATTCTAGAGAATCCTTTGATCTTCTCAAATCTTACCACATTATCAAACCTATCGTCCATACCTGTCTTGTGGGATATCACGAATACATTAGCATCCTTTATGACGAAACGAATAATCTTAAGAAATTCTTCCGTTCCAAACCCATCAAGAGAACTGTCAAATACCTCATCCATAATCAATAAATTTGTATTAACTGAATTCTTCATTCTAGCAACCTCTCTCCAGGTAAAGAGAAGTGCTAAATCAATACGCATTTTCTCACCTTCACTAAAGGAAGAATATGAGAAGTTATCATGGATAGGTGATTGGATGGTCTCATTAAACTCTTCATCAAGAGTAAAGTTTATATAGAAATCCATCATCTGCAAATAACGATTTACTTGCTGATTAATGAGTGGTAAGTACTTCTTGATAATTTTAGTCTTTACTCCACCATCCTTAAGTAGACCATAATTAAAATTATAATATTGTATATCTTCTTTTTTAGAAGCTACATTCTCATAGGTGTCTTTCAATCTTGTGTTAAATTCTTCTAACTTCTCATGCTCAGTATTTCTGTTTGCAAGTTTATCGGTAGTTCTCTGAATTTCCGATTCCAGATCCCTGATTTGGCGTTGACACCCAGAGATGCGAGTATTATTTTTAGAAATGCCATGCGTTAATTTAGTAATCTCCTGAGATAGTTGAGTAAATTGATGCTCTCGCTCTTCCTCCTTTTTAATTGCCTCCTCCAGTTCTTTATAACCAGATTGCAACTCTTTTGCTTTATCTTGAGCATCTGCGATTTTATTTATTCTAAACTCTTCTTCGATCTCTTGCTCACATGTAGGACAAACCGTATGTTTAGTAAAGAACTTATGCTCTTTGGTAATGGTAGATACCCTTTGAGAGATTTTTCCTCTAAGCATCCCCAACTCAACTAACTTTTGCTTAGCCCCTGTTAACACTTCTTGTTCTTCTGTAAGACCATACACCTGATCTTCTGTATGTTCATTTTGATTCATCATAACACAAATCTCATCACCTATCGATCTCATCTTGTTTCTATTCTCTTCGATCCTTCCTTGACTTTCTGTTTCCAATTCTTTAATCCAATTACTTTGCATCTTAACTTTATCATTTAATGATTCTTTCTTAAGATCCAAAGTCTTAATCTCCTCCTTAACAAGTCTAATCTTATCTTTAATTAGATTATTCATGGAAGAAAATATCTTAATATCTAAAAGATCTTCTATAACTTCTCTCCTGGTAGAAGCAGTTAATTGCATGAATGGCACAAATGTACTAGATCCTAATATAACAATCTGAGTAAATGATTTATAATTCATCTTCAGAACATTTTTCTCTAACCACTTCTGCTGATCATTAGCATTAGCAAACTGATCCATACATAAACCATTCCTATGAATCTCAAATATGTTTGGTTTTATACCTCTTATAACTTTCCATTCTGTTTCTGCAATAGAAAATTCTACTTCTACCTTACAATCTTTTTCATTTGCAGTATTAATTAATTGACCTTTACTGATCTTACGAAATGGTTTATTAAATAACCCAAACGTCAAAGCATCTAATACAGTACTTTTACCAGCACCATTTGTTCCTACAATTAATGTAGTTGATGTATCATCCAGTCTTATTTCACTATAATGATTACCAGTAGAAAGAAAATTCTTCCACCGTATAGTCTCAAATTGAATCATCTACCTTTAAGTTTGGGGGTGGTACTACAATGTCATTTTTAGTAATAACAGCATAATTGTATCCATGATTTTCACATGTAGCAATTACAACTCTGTCTTCAACCTCAAGAACATGCATATCTGGATAGTCCTGATCTTCTAACATCATAGCAAACCTGATAGCATCATCTTCTTCCTGGAAGATATAAAGAATCTTATTTCCATGATCATCAGTAACGGAATAAGCACCTTCATGTTCTTTACCAGTAATGGTTAGAATGAACATCAAACTAACTCACATGCCTCTTGATAAGTATCTTGAAGCATTTTCTGAATTCTTGATTTATCAAGATCAATTTCTGCTTCATCCACATATCTGTGAAGAATGGAAAGAGTATCTTCAGACTCAAATGCCTCAAACTCTTTATCATCCGTCAGACCAAAATTTTCAACAATCTTTAACTCTGCTACATTAACACTATACAACTTATCAATAAATTTCTCAAACTTTACCCTATCACTCTTATTTCTTACAACCACTTTTACTATTTTATTCTCTAATTCTCGTGCATCAAACAACTGATAATCTAAATCGTCATAAAATATTATCTTATGAAGTCTATATGGATTATTAACTGGAGTATGTTCTAATGTCTCTGTATCAAATAAATGGAATCCTCTATTCTCATCGTCAACATCATTCCAGAACATCTCATAAGGATTGCCAAGATAATATATATTGTCTTGATTAGATCTACAGTGATAATGTCCAGAAAATGTCTTATTAAATTTCTTAAATATCTCCCAATCCATTCCATGTTCCATCATATGTCCTGGAGTTGCTCTGAATCCATTTAACTCAAGATGTCCCATACACATATGTGCTTTTGACTTCTTAATCATAGCAACACTCTTCTCTTCATTCTCCTTGTTTATCCAAGGCACAAGAAGAATATTACAACCATCTACCATTATAGATGTTGTCTCTGCATATATTTTTACATTATCATACTCTCTCAACAACAAATCTATTGCATTTATATCATTGGTATTCTTATAATATGCTGTATGGTTACCAACAATGGTATGGACAGTGATGCCCATATCTCTTAAACGATCAAAATAATTATCTTTTGCCCACGTCAATGCAGCAAAATCTATTCCCTTTCTACTATCAAAGGTATCACCCATATCAATGACTGTGGTGATACCTTCTTTTTCAAGAGTAGGAAAGAAAACATTTTCATAAAACTCCAGAAAATAATCATGAAAAAGCTTTGAGTTTTTTCTTGCTCCGAAGTGCTGATCAGTTATTATTGCAATCTTCATTAGTTACGTAACTTGGAATGCACTGCATCTTTGATACTATTGTAGTCTGAATGTGTAGTTCCGTCAATCTGATTACTATCATCAAACACTTCTTGATAACCAGACTTCTCCAGGATTTTATTCTTAATTTCTAACTGACGTTTTTCTCTTTGTATTCTGCGGAGAAATGCATAATGTATAATCTGCGTAAAGTATGCAAAAGGATTACGGGATTTCTCAGGATTAAAATTATGTATATATTGAACGCAATTTTCGATTCCATCAGAGATCATGTCCTCCTTGAACATATAATTTACAAAGTTGGGCTTGAATGACAAATGATTGGCAATCTTTAAGAAACACTCACCTATGTACCTTGGTATAACTGGTTTAGTTTTATCTTGCAATCTTGCAATTTCTACATCCTCACCATACTTAATTAAAGCAGCAAGAAACTCTTTGTTATTCACATAGTGCTCTGACCTTTTTCTTTTTGCCATAGGTCGTATTACCATGAGTTTTTATCACTACTATGTATTATTATAGCATTTCCACATAGACTTGACAAGTTCTAATTTTACCAATAGAATAACTTTGTGGAAGTGCAAGGGTAACCTTAGCTTTTATTATTAGAATTCTTATATATCTTTTCTAAAATTTCTTTAGCATCATTAACACTAGAAATATAACCCATTCTTCTATTAATTTTTGCAGAGCTTTTACCATTTCCTGTATCGTGAACAAATTGTTGATGAAGTACCATCATTTCCATATCATTACATTCGGACATTGTTATAACATTATCTAAGTTAACTAGAAACATATCATCTCTACTAGTTCTTAACCAGGGTTCTACTTTATATCCTATCAATCCATTTTTACTTTTTATCTCTACTACAGTAATAGGATTATGAAGTATTAGCATTGTTCTATCTTCTTCTTCCGAAGCTGCTACCCGTGCGAATATTTCTTCACCAGATTTAAGTTTTAATGTTGCGTAAAAATCATCTTCCATATTATTTCTTTAGTTGTATAGTGATTATTTCATAGTTAAAGTTTTCTTCATTGTAAATTTTAATTCTTTCAATGAAATGATTTAATGTATAATTTCTCCTGGACTTTGTAGAACAATCATCTGAAATATCATAAAGAGTTGCTTTTACTTTATCTTTTCCTTTTCTAAGAACTCTTCCTATGGACTGAAGATTTCTAATCCTAGATTTACTAGGACTAGCGAAGATAATATTATGGAGATTTTTAATATTAATACCAGTTGAGAAAGTTCCATAAGATGCTACTATTATAGCATCCTTTTGAGTTTCTGTAATTTCACGTATCAATTCTCTTTGTTCAGCATCCACTCCACCATGAACAAAGAATGATTTACGGTCACCTTGCTTATTATTATTTATTAAATCAAAAAGCACTTGCCCATGTGCTTCTACTCGTGAAAACAGTACTAAACTATTACCTTTTAGATCTAAAGTTAAATTCTTTATAAAGTTATTTCTTTGTTCATGAGTAATAAGATATTCTATTTCATCCTGGTATGTATCAAATTTTTGTGGTGGATGTTTAAGTACAAGACATTGAATATCTAACTGGGAAAGATGCCCCTGTCTCATTAGTTCATCTGTTTTAGTTACTTTATATGATGGTCCAAACAAACCCTCCAATACCCATTTATGAGTCTGTGTGCCGTCTAATGTTCCAGTAAATCCAAATCTATACTTAGCATGATGCAACTTAGTCATTATAGATATAAGTGATTTACTCTTAAAGAGATGTGCTTCATCTCCTATAACTACATTATAATCCTCAAAAAATGATCTTTCTAGTTTGTAAACAGATTGCCAAGTAGTAATTGTTACTGGAAACTCATTTGTTTTTTCTTTACCCGCATATATTTTGTGACAGTATGACTCAGCATCCCAACCATAATCGAAAAAGTCCTTATACATCTGCTCTACGAGTGATGTCGTGGGAACAACTAAAAGGATTTTTTGTCCTTTCTCTACATAATATCTTACAAGAGAATAAATCATCAACGATTTGCCTGAAGCAGTGGGTGATATCAATAGCTTTCTATTATGTCTTAAAGCATCGTATACTCCCTCAACTTGGTACTTCCTGGGTTGATGACTGCAAATAGAACTCATATAATCTTTTACACCAGCATATGATATCCCTTCATTAACCTCAAAGGGAGAACCATAATATTCATTATCAGCAAACTTATATGTGTAGTCGTGTCTCTCACAAAAAGAAATAATCTTATCTAATAACCCTACATATATCTTCTTTGATCTCATATCGAATAGGTGGATCTCTCCATTCCAATTCCTATTACGATATTGAGGCATAAACTTTGCACCCTCTACCTCAAAGGTAAAGTGGTCTCTTAACTCATACTCAATATGAGGTTCTGAATCAATTGTTAAAAATACTTCGTTAGACTTAGATATAACGACGTTCGCAGATGTATCAATCACCTAGTCCATGCGTCTAAGATTATTTAGCTACCCCTGTCAACCCAACCCTGATTGGAATCTCATAAACTCAATTGCATTCTTAATTTGATATGTTCTATTCTGCACTACTTTAAGAATACTCTCAATATATGCAAGCATAGTATCATAGTAATCAATCTTTAATGAAGTATTAGATAACTTTTCATCTGCATCCAGGTACTTCTGCATAGTATCCTTATCCCGTATCTTCTTTGGAAAAGGATTCTCTACATATACTTCTGGGTCTGCTTTCCCACTAAAGTACTCATACCGTTCATGACGGATGTTCTTTCTTTGTTGTTCTGCCTTCTTTCTTAATAAGAAGATTGTATTATATAAATCAAAATACTTTGCATGAAGAGATGGGATGTTCAATGATTCTTCGTGTAGATTATCTCTATCGATCTTTGCGTCTTTTTCCCACATCTCTTGAAGTTTATCAAGAGTTACACTCATAAAGAATTGCCTTCTAAATCGGTTAGTTTGTATATAGTATACTTGAAAGATACGTCTGCTGTAAAGTACTCGATGTCCGTATCAGTTGCATCGAATGACATTGTTGATAAACTATATGGAAATAGATCATCAAATACTACTTGAAACTTTGGTACTAAATTACTGCTAAGAATTTGTAATGTACCATCAGAATATATTTGATCTCCTCTTTGTGCAAATTTCGCAGCACCAAACAAATAATCCTGTTTTTCTAGTTCATTAAATTCTTTAAGTGCTTCAGGAAAACCCAATCCACGAATCCATTTCTGAATCTCCATATAATTACCAAGATCTTCATCAACAAGGAACCTTAAGTTAAGATCACCAAAAGAAATCTTATCTCCTGGTATAGGAATATCCTTAAGATAACTTGGTTGTTCTGCTATTCCTAATGTTATATCAGGTATGTTTGCTTGATTACAGAAGAAAGCAGTTTTAGGACTTCTCTTAAGTGCAAACTTAAACCCAACAGGAGATAAGAAATTCCTATTTTCTATAGGAGTTCCTGGTCTTGGTGCTGGTGAATTTCTAATTGCCATTAGTTATCTCTAGATATTTGTTCTTCAAGTTTTGCTTTTGCTGCCTTTATTCCTGCAAGTCTCACTTCTAAAGCATCCTCAAACCGTTGCAGTATTTTCAACTTAAATTCTTGACGACTCATGATACATTTTTAGACTACTTATATTTAGACAAAAAAAGAGAGGGTATTAACCCTCTTTAATATTAATCTTCAATTGGCCATCCACCTTTATCAAATGTTAACTCGTGAGTTTCCTCAGTTTCAAGTTGCTGTAGAACCCAGATCTCTATGTTAAAATCACTCAACAGTTTGCGAGGAATTGCATCCTTGTGAAGGATATTCTCTACAGGTTCTAGAACATCATCTCTTCTAGTATACCACACTTTGTTTAGTTGGGTAGTAAGAATATTACGAGACTTGACTATCATGTTTGCCTGGTTACATTGACTCTCATTGTATGTCATAACTTTGAGAAGTTTAGGTAGTTCGTTCTTCTCTGCTGCTTTTTTATTTAACTCAACCGCCTTATCAATGATTCTGTTAACAACCTCTCTAGTATGCCAATCGGTTTTAGATATAGCAGTGATGAGAAAGTAGGTAGTATCATTGAAGGTATTGTTTGGTCCCCAATCATCGTTCTCTCTGACAAATTTATCAATAGCATTGTTGGGATCATCCTTTGTGAAATTATTGTTGACAGTGTTAGTACCAACTGAGTTCTTCTCATCAACTAACATAGCATAAGCATTGTTTGGTATTCTTGTTTTAGTACGTTTGTCATCATAACGTTCAAGACCACCCATGTCTTTGAATAGTTGCTTACACAAATCAAGAGTATACAATTCATGCTCTGATGTGTGACCTCTCTTTAATTCATCCCTTAAGATTCTAACGATAGAACTTTCAAATTGATGATCTTTTACGTTTTCTGGTACAGGACTATTAACATTGCCATATACTGAAGCAATCATTGAGATTGATTTGTGAGAAAATAAATTAATGAGTCCACCGTTCTTAGGATATAATCTCTTATACCTAGCGGTTGGTAGATCATCAACATTATCATATCTAAGTGCTGCTTCTTGACAGGCACTAAAAGTATGTCTTCTATCGAAGATTGGTTTCTTTCCCTCGATAGGTAAGAAAGGTATTGGCCAGGATGTTCTATCCCATCCGTTTTTTATTGAGCAGAATATTGATTGCTTTTTTGTTGGAATGATTCCTGCTGTACCCCTTGTTGTATTCTCATTAGGGGAGGATAGATCACTGATTGGAGTCATCTCCAATTCTTCCAACTCTAGATATTCAAAATCTTTAAAGATGTCATCTTCATGATCTACACGAAGGTCATCAATGGAGAAAGTACCCCACGGTAATTTTTTTGCCATTTTAAGACTCCTTAATAATGAGACCTGACGAAGCAAATCTCAATGGTTGTTTGTATATTTATATAGTACTACAAAAATTTTGATCCGTCAACCCCCCAATAAAAAAGCACCCCCGAAGGAGTGCTTTGTATGAAATATAAGCGTCTTGCTTACATTAGGTTCTTAACAGTAACACGTCTGTAGTACTTGTTGTTATTAACTCCAATAGTACCAAG